GCCCATGTTGGATACCCAGAACATACAAAATCTATAGATATATTAATGGACGAAAGAACTCCTCGTGAACACAGAGAAAAGTGTCAAGAGTTAAATAGAGAATTGTGTGCTTACTTAGGTGCTAGAAATCAAGCAGTTCAAGTTTACTATCCTAAAGACGGATTTATGGCCTGGCACAATAACTGGAATGCATCTGGCTATAATATTCTTTTATCTTATAGTCCAACGGGTAATGGATTCTTTAAGTATTTAGATCCTAAAACTAAAGAACTTGTTACAATGAAAGATAAAGCAGGTTGGGCTTGTAAAGTAGGATACTACGGAAGGGGTAGAGAACCTGACAAAGTTTATTACCATTGTGCAGGTTCATATGAAGATCGCCTTACTTTAGGGTTTGTTATTCCACATTTAGAATTGTGGCGTAACATGATTGAAGATATCTCAGGAGAAGATGCTACTTCTTACCAATAGCCATAAATCTATCGTAAAACTTTTTACCGTCCCACGAATAATAATATTGAATTGTCTTGCCACTGTAATAAGTGTCATTTAATCCTATATTTTCTATTAGCGCAAGTTCGCTATCAACACAATTAATGCCGTACATTTCTTCCATTACGTTAGAAGACTGACAAGCAAATATTGCATCCTTGTTAGCAGTATAAAGATCTTGTAACGGATACATCTGTTCGCACCCTAAAGATATAACAACATCTACATTCATCTGATTAAGTTCGTCAAACGCAAAAGGAACATCTAAGTTCCAGTGATTAATCTTAATGAACTCTTCTTTAATATAATGCCCATTAAAAACTTTAGATAACTCTAAAGCCTCAGGATCAATATCAACCAAGTGTAGTTGCCCTACAGATAAGTTTTCACAAAGCAGAGGCACTAAAGGAATACCTAACCAAGAATTTAGAACAAGAATATTCAATCCTTCTTCTTTCATATAGTGTTCTTCTAGAACTTTCTTTAGTTCTTCCACCATCCAAATACCTGCTTCCATAGTATTCGGATTGAGAGCCTGTCTAAAGTCCTCATGTTTATGCTTCATTTCATGTTCGACTTTAGCTAGTCCATCGCCCCAGTGTTGGAGACTGTTTAAAAAATTATAGTTCAAATTTGACATCTTCTTTCCTTCCCATTGAATCAAATAAACAAACGTAAGGCATTTGTCTATAGACTTGTTTTTCTGTATCATGGGGCCAAATATAACCTTGGTTATAACTGTACGCCCACCCAATTGGAAAATATTTAATCCTAGCAACACCGCGGTGTCCGAAGAAATTATCTATTCCCCTGTAATACCAAAGTATCTGTTTTAAATGCTTGTTAAGATATAAAGTAATATCTTCGGTATTTAAATTATCATTCCATCTTAAAACTGACGAGTTCAAGTCAGTATACTTATGTGGAATGTGTCTTGTATCTTTATATTGAGTTTCCATATCATGCCAGTGTGTCTTAATGAAACACAAACAATCCTCAGGATCAAACTCAACCCATTCGTCTAAGTTTCTTTGAATGATAACATCTAAGTCGAAAAACATTTTCTCGCCCTTTTGACGAACTACATTATCATCAAACAAGTACATTTTATTCCACCACTTTTCTAAGGTATTATTTTTAGGTAGTGGGATAACATTTATATCTTCAGACAATCCTCTAGGGTCTTCTGTTAAACAAAAGAACTTAAACTCTGAGCTAATGTTCTTAACACAGGATTCGTAAATTGCTTGAACGTGCTTGTGGGAATACTTGTTTCCCCACTTCACGGTATAAATGTTTATCATTGCCAATGCTTTAATAGTTTAGGATCTACCAACTCATCTTGTTTGGTGTGTCCTCTACTCTTATCCTCAAATGGTAGTAAGTCTACATTAAACACGCAAACAATACAACCTTCTCTATAAACTCCGACATCCATATCACCACTGTCCCAATCTCTACCTCTGTTATACGAATAGGCGTATTCAGATGGAAAGTAGTCCCACAGGTTTTCACCATAGATGCCCCATTTCCAACTGTGATAGTTATCTGTTCCGTCGGTATAAGTGAACCATATCTTTTCTTGATTCTCTAATACATCGTTCCAAATAATCTCACATTGATCATCGCTCCAAACTTGACAGGACCCGTTTGTGTATGCGCCGTGTGAAAGTTTGAATCTTCGTGTTTTCATTGGGCGGGGATCTTGCCACCATGAACGCATCTTTGTAGGACGCTCCATGTTGTAAGTAATGATAGGTTCTAAATCACGTTGAATGATGACATCCAAGTCAAAGAAAATAAAGCGACCAGTAGGTTTATCGTCTGCAAAATTATGAGTATTGAATACAAACGTCTTGGGTCTATCCCAACATCTTGCCATGCCGTACTTGAAGTTGTCGCCACCAAACCAATACTTAGGATGGATATTGGGAATATCAGGAAAATCAATAACTTTAATATCATCTAAAAGTCCTTCTGCATCGTCGGTATAACAATAAAAATGAAAGTCGTGTTTTTTGTCGACATGCCGTTTCGTCATGTTATACAAACGATTAACAAAATGAGGCCCATACTTTGAGCCCCATTTAGAGCAGACTATATTTACCCTCATAGTTCTTCCACGACGTGTTGAATAACAAAATCTCTGCCATACATCAAGCTATAGTTAACTAGCTCAGAAACAATATCCTTTGTCTTTTCCTCAAATTGATTTTTACTACAATGAACGACAATAGAAACAAATTTGCCGTTTCTAACAGAGTCGATTACATCGTCCGTATCTTTTTTATCCCAAGTATCAAAGGATCCAAAATACGCATCCGCTTTCCTTGTTGATTTATACATTTTTGCACGCTCCACATTTTAGTTTACAAATGTTGCTAGGGTCTAGTTTTAACTTATTATTGAAGTATGCTGTGTAAAAAGCATTCGTCAAAATAGACTCTAGCGGTTCTAACTTACAATTGTTAGCCTTCCAATTATATATGATGTCTGTATCTTCATAAGGATTAATGTCTGCTTCTAGTATTTCTCTAGCAGTGTAAACACACGGGAAAACATTTCCTCGCTTGTCTATGTAACATTTATTCTCAATTTTAGATTTACATCTAACCTTCTTCTCAAATTTAACTTTTACATCTACATAGTCTGCCTCTTTGGGTTTTGTTTGTAGAGTATCAAGTTCTATTAACTTATAGTCTGGAAGTTCTTTAACGATTATCCTTTCTTCTTTAACTGGTAGTTCAGGTGGCTTGTTTTCAATAAAAGTAAACCCACTGAATTTATGTTTTTTGGATAACGCTCTTGCCTCTTCAATGTCATTATCAGATTGTGTGGTTCTAGTGTATTGCCAAAAAACACGAGCTCCACTCTTTAACAAGGCCTTTGCATTT